GACAAGGTGAGGGTGGGACGCTTTCTGTCCATCCTTCTGATACTTGTCCTGATGATTCACTTGTCAGGATAGGTGTTGCCAAGACTAAGGGAAAGCTTCGTGTCGTAACGATGCAATCCGCCCGCGTGAAGCGGGTCTTGACTCCCGTCCATAATGCCCTTTATGACCATTTATCATCTTTTGGATGGTTGGTTCGAGGGGATGTGAAGAAAGAGGACTTTTTGGCAGTTCTTGATGATCGAAAGCCTGGCGAAGCGGTTATTAGTGGGGATTACGAGTCCGCCACTGACCGCATTTACCTGGAAGCCGTTTCAGTCATTATCGAAGAACTCTCGAAGGATGATAAGCTTTCGGAGGAAGAGAGGAGGGTTTTGCAGGGTTCATTTACCAACCTACGTTGGGTAAATCCCTGTACCGGCGCGACCGGTCCAATAAACAGGGGAAGCATGATGGGGAACCTCGTAAGTTTCCCACTTTTGTGTCTCCTGAATAAGGCATGTTTCGACATCGCCAGCGACATCGCACGTGGTAGTGGAGCAAACAGGGTCGGTCGTTTCAACGGCGACGACTGCGTCTTCGCAGGTGACCAGCAGTTCTTTGACCTTTGGAAAGAGATCACTGGAACTTTTGGTCTTTGTGTCAATGTTGAGAAGACTGGCTATTCTAACATCTCGGCGGATTTGAACTCTCAGAGTTTTTTTATCCGTCAAGGACGTTTAGCCCCGAAACCTGTCCTTTCCTTCTTCAGGCCTTATAGAGAGGAACCTGGTTGTCTCTTGTCAGAGGTGCTCAGAGGGCTGAGTACTTTTCGCGGTGAGGTGAAGAGCCTCGTCGTGAATTGTATGATGCGCTTTGAGATATCCGCTAGGCAGATCGATCTTTCGACTCTGTCCAAGAGAGATTACCAGCTCCTTTGCAAAAAGTCCTGGTTTCGACGGGCCCTTACCGATGGGCCCGCACCTTTGATTAGGAGGGGTGTTAACCGGAGTGTCAAGATGGTTGTAGGGCCGCCTCCCAAGGCGTCCCTTTATCCTGTCTTCGATGCTATGGCCAAGGACGTCGCTAAAGATACTGTGGAAGAATGGTTAGGGAAACCCGTAAAACCCGAAAGGGTAACCATAGATCGACATTCCTTTCGCGAGCGTTCCTCTCAGGCACCCTCCTATCAACCTCCTTCTTTCCGCGTCCTCAGAAGGGGACCGAAGTTGTGGTCTTTTGTCTGGCCCAAACCAGTTTTTGACCACTTCAAGCTCTACGGTGAACGGGTATTTGTTTCCGAAAATGCCCGCCGATCTCAATGGATCGACGACCATCCTTGTCTCCATGTCACCATGGAACTTGTTCGGTCCCGTTTCGTTCGAGGTGCAAGAAACTTCCGTACCTACTTTGGACCCCCTTCATCTCTCTCGCCTTGCTCTCTTCCGGGGGTCAACCTCGGCTACGCCTAATGAGTTGCGCAGGAGCTGCTCTAGCTGGGAGATGAGTTGTGTTAGTTGGGTCCACCGGTCCAGGACCCCATGAGATGTACACGAATACCGTTTCGGTAAGTCGTATAGGCATCATTCGGCGTGTCATGCGTTTAGGATTCGGAGACCCTACGGGGTTTGGGGGCTTCGAGCCTCCTTCCGGGAACGCAAGAATTCCGACACAGATCCCTACAGCCTCAAGTGGCTTGTAGCGAAAGCCTTGGCACCCTCTCCTTCTGTGGAGAGGAGCATCGGCGCCCGCACTAACCTCGGCCCTTGGCAAGGGCCTTTATCCCTCCTGCGATCCGGAGGGGAGTTTGGGAGCTGACGTGCCTCGCGTTAGTAGTTCACGAGGACGGGAAATGTGTTGAGCAAATGGCATGGTGAATGAGTGTGCTATGCGCGGTCATAATCGCGGCATAGTATGTGTGCTGCCTCATGGGGCGAAGGAGGGTGGGT